ACACCGCCTGCTCGTCGTAGATCTGGATGACGTTCTCCTCATCATCGAGCATCGGGTCGGGCCGGGCCGTCAGGGTGATCGGGATCCCGGCCGGTTCGCCGCCCGCGTCCGCCGTGAACGTGTGCTCGAAGTTGCTTGACAACTTGGCCTTGAACAACTGATACCGGTACTTCTTGCCGGCCGCGTTGGTGTTAGTCATCCGCACGGCGATGTACTTCGGGGTGGACCCCTTGCCGCCGAGTTTGATGGTCTTCGACGCGATCGGTGTGTAGCCGTAGGTGATCGTGAGCGCCTGGGCGGTCGTGGTGACGGTGCCTGAGTCAAGCACGACGATCCCGGTGACACCCTCGTCGTCGGTGATGACGTGGTAGTCGGTCCCGGCAACGAGCGTCGGGTTCGTCGACCCGGCGACCGATGTGATGCTCGCGCTCGGCTGGTCGGTCACAGGGATGAACGTGGAGTAGTCCCACGCACCAGACGCGACGACGAGGGTCTGTCCGCTGACGGAGGTGGCGGTCACGGTCGTGACGGTCCCGAGCCCGAGTTTTTCGAGCGTTTCGAGCGTCCACTCATGGAGCGTCGCCGTAACCTCGGCGCCGGTGATCTGGTCGGACACATCCACTTCGGGCGCGTTGTCCGGCTGGATAGTGATCGATTCTCTGGTCAGGACGAGCTTTGCCCCCTTAAGGATGCCGACGTCAGTCATGCTGGTGAACGTCCCGGGGTAGTCCTCGACCTCAAGTTTGCAGCTCCCGATCCGAATCGCGGCTGGGTTCTGCACGGATGTCTGAAAAGTCATTGTCTCAAGTCTCCTCTAGGTAAGTGACGATCATATCGACCGGGATCCAGTGGATCCCGGTCGTCTCGTCATAGTCGTCATGCTGTCCTGCGTACTGGATGTACTCGATTCTCGCCCCATCCCGCACGCCGCGGTAGCCGTGCAGGCAGCACCGCGCCGCGTCGGCGAGGTCGGCCGCCTCGCGCCAGGACTCGGCCATGCAAGTATACTGCATCCGGGCCTGCACGATCCCCGTCAGGCCGTCCTGGGGGCGGCTGATCATCTGGTAGACGATCGCCGGGAACGTCGGCTCGCGGGGCAGCCGTCCTTGATAGGCGCGGGATCCGATGATCGCCGCGACGTCCGGGTCGGCGACGAGGATCGCGCGGAGGATGGATTCGATCTGCATCTAGCCCCGCCTCCGTATGATATCCCCGACCGCCGCCCGGAACTCATCCACGGCAGTCTTCCGGTTCTCGTCGAGTGCCGGGCGGATGTGCGGCCGGGCGGCCTGATTGTAGACGCGGCCGAGTTTGTCGGCACCGACGAACCCATACTCCAGCCGAGGGCCCTGTGGTTGATCGTTCCCGACGATGACGGTGCACCGCTCAGGGGTTTTCTCGACGGTCTCCAGGTGCCAGCCGCGGCGGTACGTCCCGGTCTTGTACGGGGTTCTGCCGCCTTCCGGCTCAGTGATCCGCACCTGGTTGAGCACGGGGAGCGCCGCCGCCCGGGTTGCGGCCTCGAGCGCCGGGCCTTTGATGTCGTCGGCGAGTTTACTAAATGCCTTCGCGAGGTCGTCGCCACCCCGAACGACAATACCGGGATCGCTCATCGGAGCCACCCCCCGGATGCGAGCGCGGTGAAAAACGCGACAACCATTGAGACGATCGCCGCAAGTGCGCCGTCTCTCCCGGTCTGCGAGTCCTGTCGCGCCTTGATCTCGTTGATCCGCTCGTCCTGCGCCTGGTTGGCTTCCTTGATCTCCCTGAGCGTGTCCTTGATCCACCGGACGTCCTGCCGGGTCTCGTAGATCATCGCCCTGAGCGCGCCGTCGTCGGTCACCGCACCACCTCGCAGGAGAGTCGCGTCATCGTACTGAGCGGAGACTCGACGAGCAGGATGTCGTACGTCGTGCCGCCGACGATCGCCCGGTCGCTCTCGACGATATCGGCGTAGTGCCCCTGCAGGGCGATCGAGGTGTTGGCGACGACGTAGGTCTGGTTCGGCCCCCGGATCTCCCGGCCCTTGAGCGGCATGACGATGCACGGGACATCAGAGTGGCGGTCCGTCCAGGTCTTGACCACCTGCCCGTCGGCGTCCACGGTCTCCGTGAGATACTGGATGGTGCAGCGGTCGGGGAAATGGCTCTCCAGCGCCCCCATGAGCCGGGGGTCGACGATGCTCCGCATCAGATCAACCCCCATGAGTCGGGTGCGATGATCGAGCCCGGCCCGGGGATGATGTCGATATACTCATCATCCTCGGCCGCCTCGGCCGCTGCCCGGGACCGGAGGCTCTCGGCCTGCTGATGCAGCGCGTTGGCGACTGCCTGCCCGTTTGTTTTCAGGCCGTTGACCTCGACGTACTTGAGGATCAGGGCCTGTGATGTGGCGATCTGGTCGAGCGCGTCTGCGGCCGCATACCGGACGTTGCCGTTGTTGAGGTCGAGGAGGGCCTCGATCTCCTCGTCGCTGAAAATCTCATGGTCAGGGTCGCGGTCGGTGCAGAGCTGCCGCACCAGGCCAATCGGCGTCCCGGGGATGTACGTAAACGTCACGGTTTTGGCTCCTTGAGGCGCCGAGTCTTCGGCCGCGCGCCCCCTGTCTTCATGAGGGCGATGATCTCATCGTTCTGCTGCACGATCCGGGCGAGATAGATCTCCGTCGTGGTTACCGGGTGCGGTAGGTTGTCCATGATGATCACCCGGAAAAAGGGGGATGCCCCCTTACTGCCCGAAGCTCCCCACAGCTCCGCGCGGGTCCATCGCCACGCCGCCGACGATGTGGCGGACCTTGAACTCGATCGAGTCCGAGTCAAAGTCGCCGCCGAAGGCGCCGACGTCACCGCCGCCGATCATAGAGGCGTTGGCGCTCTTCATGAACAGCTGCGGTTCTTCGAGGCCACGGAGGAACCCGATCTCGACCGCCGGGCGTTCCAGCTGCGCCGGGTCGGCGAAGAGGAACCAGGCGGTTTTCCCGACGGTGCCGGTGGTGACGATCTTCGAGATGTAGGGTGCGACGGCGACCTTGAGGTTGCCGAAGAGCCCGGGGGTCTTGATCGTCGTGTTGTCGCCCGACTTCACCTCTGCCTGGATGGTCTTGACGATTTCCAGGGCAGTGATCTTGAGTGCGGGCGGGACCACGAGGACGGCGGGGTCGTTAAAGATCGGCTCGTCCCCCTTGTCTGAGAGGTCGGCCATCACGCCGGCGGCCGTCTTCAGGTTGGCCGCGTTCAGGGCGAGTTCGAGCTTGTTACCGTTCGCATCGCTGAAGAACGTCGCATCTGGCCCGTTCGCGTCGCAGATCAGCGACGTGGCGAGTTTCTCCGTAGTGCGCTTGGCAGCAATGCCGAGCCGGGACGGGATGGTCGTGAGCGCCGAGAGGTCGTCGTTGACAAATGCCTCCCAGGAGAACTTGAACTTCCGCCCGAACTTCTCGACTTTGTAGGTGTATTTGCCCTCATCAAGGCTGGCGTACGGGTACTCCTCAGCCTCCTTGACCTTCGTCAGGGCTCCATCCCCAAGATCGATGAAGTGCCGCTCCAGTTCGCGGAAGTCCTTCGCGTCGCGGTAGATGCTGCACCAGTCCTGGTAGGAGGTCGGGTACGGCCGGTAACCGCCGAGCAGCGTCCGGTCGATGACGCCGCCGAGCAGCCCGGGGAAGTCGCTGGTGCTCATGGTCTCCGCGAACCGTGCGCGGGCGATGCGTCCCCGGCGGAACTCATCGATGAACTGCATCGTCTCGACGAGTTTCTGCCGGTATTCGGGGTCGGTGTCGAACCGCTCCCGGAGGGTCGG